GTAGCGGCGAAGAGCATTAGTACTAGTATATTGCTGAATAGCGATAGAGTGAACGGTAATAAGTGTAATAATCTTTTCATAGTTTATTTTTTAAGTTTCATAATTCTTATATATTCTTGAATTCTGTTGAATTCTTTTAGTGCAACAGAGGCAGGTATTCCTGGACCGTAGTATTTAACTTCTTTCGACATAGTTAAAGATTTAAGATTAATTTCAGTTATATTATCCGAGCTTAGTCGTATTAGCTTTGTATAGCTAAGTCACGACAGAATGCTGGAATATTATTTGAATTAGTATACGACTTATATTTGTCGAAGCAATTCATAGCATCGAAGCGAGCTTTGTGAGTATTATATACTTCATCGTGATTATACGATACTGACTCGTTTTTCTTGTTAACGAAAGTTATAATAGTATTAGTACCGATTAATGATTTTCTGATAACGAAACGTTTTGTAGTAATTGAATTTGTAGTAGTCATAATAATTTATTTTAATTTGTTATTTATTTATTTTAATTACGTATATATTATCCAAACAACTTCGTATTAACTTTGTATAAATATAAATATAATATATGGAATACTATATATGTGGAAATCGGTATATATATGGATTGATGGGGGTGGGGCTGGGCAAAACGATTTGACTTTTATTTTAAGTAGCTGGTGGTAGGGAAGGGGGGCAACACCCAACCCCAAAATTTATAATACGGAAAAGTATGACAATAGCCTATATAAAGGTACTAGTAACTAGCTAGTGTCACACTGTAAATAATTGAAGAACAATGTGATTATAATGAAGTACAATTAAAAAACAAGTCATGGCATATAAACAGAGTACTAATCCATTTAAAAGAACTGTCGGCGGTGTAGACGTTAGAGATAGCCAATATAGAGGTGTTAGATCTGAAGTTGCAGCTAGAAGAAAGAAAAGAGCTAAGAGAGTTGCTGATAAAGCTTTGTCTAGAAAAGTAGAAGGCAAGAGAGTCAGCAAGCGCCAACAAAGATTAATGGATGAAAATCAATATAACGTTGATCGTCAATCAGAAATAAGAGCTGGTAGAAAGAGTGAAAGAGCTGCTAAACAAGCTAGACAATCTGAGTCATTAAGACCTGGAGCTAAAACAGATGCAAACTCAGTATCTACTAAACAGCAAAGTGTTTTAGACCAGTATGGATTTGATCCTAAAAATACTAAAGCTGATATGCCAGCTGTGGACGTTTCTCCAAGAGAAGCTAAGACTACAAGAACAGGAGGTAGAAGAACTAACATAGTTAACCCTGGAGGTAAAGGTCCTACTAGACAGTACTACACTGAAAGAGACATACCTGAATTAAATAGACAAGCTAAAGCGGATGAGTACGGTCTTACTATGAGATATAAAAAAGGTAAAGGCGGGGAATATAAGAAGACTTATTCAACTAAAGATAAAGCAAAATCTGAAGCAGCGGTAAGAGCTGCATATACTAAACAGTTTGGGAAAGATGCTGTTTTCCCTACAGATAGAGGAGGATCACTGTCAGATGCTGTTAGAAACCTAAAAAGATAGTAAATCAATCAATTATAAACCAAAACAATTAAAAATGACCTATTATTACTACAAAACCAGTACCCTAAATACTGGAAAACCGAACGTATCGGAAGAAAAAATCGCTGAATGGAAACATTTGGCGGACAAAAAGAACTGGAGAATAACACAATTACCAAATGGGTACTACCAAACAGAAGTCAACAACCCTAATGACGAAGAAAAATGGGTTGACATCACGCGTAGAGAGACTCTCGATGGAGCTGAAGCGGCTATCGATGGCAGTGTCGAACACTTTGGTAAAAAACTGGAGTTCCTTAGCGGACCGAAAGTAGTAAAAACCTTCGATTCTTAAGCATTATACAATTTAATTTAATTCAATTCAATACATTATGGAGTACAATTTACCTAGCGAGCTCGTTAAAGACTTAAACTTTGGCGAGGAAGCTGAAAATAGAGTAATTGCTGGCGTTAATAAGCTAGCAAAAGCCGTGAAGTCCACATTAGGCGCATCAGGTAAGTGCGTAATCTACGAAGATGGACGAGGCAAACCGGTCATAACAAAAGATGGTGTAACCGTTGCGGAAAGCGTAGTCTTATTTGATCCGGTCGAGAACATGGGAGCAACCCTTGTTAAAGAAGCTGCACGTAATACTGTAAAAGAAGCAGGTGATGGAACAACTACCGCTACAGTTTTAGTCGAAGCACTTATAAATTCTATACGTCTTGCCGTCGCTGCAGGCGTTTCAATCAGAGAAATTAAAGATGGAGTTAATCAATGCCTCACAGAGGTTATGGAGTACCTAAATTCTACTGCTATTGATGTAGAAGGTGATATGCTAGGTGCTGTAGCTGCTATATCTTGTAATAATGATAAAGAGTTAGGAGCTATTATAGCGCAGGCTTACGAAGAAGTAGGTAAGCACGGTGTTGTTTTAATGGAAGAAAGTGAATCAGAAGACACTTACGTAGATGTAGTTAATGGCGCACAGATAGACTGTGGACTTACATCTCCACATTTTGTAACTAACACAGATAAGCATATATGTGAGCTAGACAACCCATATGTGTTAACAGTTTCCTCTGAAATACCTAACATACGTAAGATACAAAGCATATTAGAGTATGTTATAAAGCAAGGTAGAGCTTTACTTATTGTAGCTCCAGTAGCACAGCAAGTTAAGTCTGCACTACTTATGAATAAAGTAAAAGGCAACATTAAGGTAAACATAGTTGACCCACCTGGTTTTGGACCTACTAAGAAAGATGCTATAGAAGATCTAGCTATATTAACTGGCTCTACTGTCATTAACGAAGAGCTAGGCGATGATCTTGATCTTATTACACCAGAACACTTAGGTGAAGTTGACTTTGCTGTTACTGATGACAAGAATACTACTATAACTATGGATGGTACTACAAACACTGTACTAGAAAGAATAGTAGAAGTTAAGAATAAAATATCAGAAGAAAAGAACGGGTTTATTAAAAAGAAGTTAGAACAACGTTTAGCTACATTATCTGGTAGTGTAGGTGTTATTAAAGTTGGTGCTGATTCTAAAGTTGAACTTAAAGAAAAGAAAGACCGTGTTGAAGACGCTATATATGCTACTAAAGCAGCACTGCAAGAAGGTATTGTCCCGGGCGGAGGTGTTGCATTACTTAACGCATCGGAAAAAATTTTGACCAGCAGAGCTGGTAATATACTGCTTGAGGCTATAAGATCACCGTATGATACTATATTAGCGAACTCAGGTTTTACATGTACAGAAAGCTGCGCGGTTGGTGTTGGTGTAAATGCTATAACTGGTGAATGCGTAGATATGGTTAAAAGCGGTATTGTAGATCCAGTACTAGTAACTAAGACTGCGTTGAAGAACGCTGTATCTGTAGCTTTAACCATTATGTCAGCTGATTGTGTAATTTCAAATGTAAGAGTAAATGAAGGCAGTTAACGATTATATAGTTATAGAAAAGATCAAAGAGCAGAAGACTACGTTAGGTGGTCTTCTGTTAACTGACGACACAGACACTGATAATAGATATAAGAAAGCTAAAGTTGTATCTGTTGGTAATTTAGCTGAGCTAATAAAGATTAATAGCGTAGTGATGTATGATCAGCACGCTGGTCACGATATAGAGTATGATGACATAATGTATAGAGTAATACGTTTAAGAGATGTAGTATTAGTAGATGAGAATAACACCTGATGACATAAAGCAAATACAATTGTTTAAGTACTACAGAATAGTACGTAAATGGATGTGTAGGGCTAACAACTTGAAAGACGCTGATCTAGAACTTTTAATATATTTAAACTGTTTAGATAGATTTACTAGAGATGAGTTTATCAACGGGGTGTACGCTTACTCCTGGGATAAGCATAGGTGGGAGAGGCTACGTAGAGACGGATGGATAGACGTTTGGCGAGAAAGGAATCGTACAACAATGAAGTATGCTGTTTACAAAACGTCATTTAAGTGTAATCATATGATAAGTAGGATATACCGTATTCTACTTGGTCAAGAAGATATACCCGTATCAATTAAAAATCCTTATTATAATAACAAGTCTTATACAGACAAAGTTATGAATAAGGCTATAGATGATATGATTAAAGATAAAGAGAGATAATGAATAGAAATACTCCTATACTTAGAAAAGATTTAGATGAAGGTGTGCTTGGTGAAGCTAATCTAGACGGGAGCGTTTACATTGATAAATCCGTCAAAAAAGGTAGCCAGCAGGAAAAAGATATAATAGCTCACGAAGGAGTTCACGCTAAGCAAATTAAAAATGGCGTGCTATCTTACGATGACAACAAGGTGGTATACAGAGGTAAAGAATATGAGAGGAAAGACGGCAAGATAAAGTATAAAGGTAAGTTTTACCCAGAAGGCAGTAACATGTTTCCTTGGGAACAAGAAGCTAACGAAGCTATAACTGGTAAATACTTTGATGACTACGATTACTCAGAGTTTAAAAAAATGAAACCACCTAGCGATAGCTCTTTTGATACTATGTTAGAGGTTAAAGCTTTAAACAAAATACCTTTAAATAAAGATTTTGTAAAGAAGCATGACGATATAGAAAAAGCTTTTAAAGAGTTAGCTAAAAGAAAAAATATAAAAGACTATGATGAGACTATAGTTGCTGAACTTATAAAAGAATCAGCGCCTATAATTTTAGATTTAAAAAATCATTTTAATAGACCAAGACCTAAAGAGGTTGCTGGTAAAATAAATGTTACCATGCAAGATATAGAGATGGAGTCTATGAAAACAAAGTCTTACCCGTCAGGTCACTCAGCTCAAGGGTTTTTAGCCGCGTTAGTACTAGGTGATAATTACCCGCAGAAAAGAAAAGAATTTAAAAGTCTAGCTAAAAAAATATCTTATAGCAGGAGAGTTGCTCACGCCCACTATAAGAGTGATAGTAAGTTTGGTGAGCTTCTAGGAAAATCAATGTACAAACACATTAAAAACAAACAATCATGATGAAAAAAGCTCCTGCCAAGATGATGAAAAAATCACCGGCAAAAATGGCTAAGAAGTCTCCAGCAAAGATGATGAAAAAATCTCCTGCCAAAAAAGCTTTAGTTGGTAAACAAAAGAATTTGCCAAAAGAGTTAAGAGATAAGATCTTGGCTTCACCTGCTAAAATGCTTAAGCCAGCAGCAATGAAGTTAATGAAGAAGTCTCCGGCTAAAATGGCACCATCTAAAGCTGATATGCCAGCTGCAAAGTTAGCTGCTAAAAAAGGTAAAGGCACGGCTAGTAAAGCTAAGCCAACTCAATCTAGAAAGCAAGCTATTAAAAACATTAAGTCTTTTGGAAAAGGAAAAGGTAGAGGCACAGGACTTATTATGAATAAAAAGAAGTAAATGGGATTACTGCAAAAAGTATTATCTACTGGAGCAGGTAAACTTATTAAAGATGTTGGTGGGGTCTTAGACGACCTCACCACTTCTAAAGAAGAGAAGTTAGCTGCACAGCATAAGATAAAAGAACTAATATCTAACCACGAGTTAGAAATGCAAAAGCAGGTAACTAATCGTTGGGAAGCAGACATGAAGTCTGATTCTTGGTTATCAAAGAACGTTAGGCCACTAGTGCTTATATTTCTAGTTGTATCAACAGTGTTGATGATATTTATTGACGCTGGACTTATAGCTTTTAATGTAGAGCAGAAATGGACTGACTTATTACAACTAGTATTAATAACAGTTATCGGTGCTTACTTTGGTGGTAGATCGATAGAAAAAACAAAAAAGTAATTTAATTTTATTATGGCAACAACAAAAGAAAAGGTTATAGATTTAAAACCTAAAGCAGAAAAAATTACAGACACTGAGTTAAAGCAACTACAAGATGTAGTAAATAGAAACAATGCTGTTCAGTTTAGAATAGGTTCTATAGAAACTCAAAAGCACGAGTTATTACATCAACATTCTCAAATACAAGGTCAAATAATAAAAATGCAAAACGACTTTAGTCAACAGTATGGAAGTTTTGATATTAACCTTGACGATGGAACAATAAACTATCCAGAGGATGCAAAACCGAGTAATTAGAAAAATAACCATAGGTAAAGACTATAAGAACGATGCAATGCATTATTCTATAGGTCAGGATGTTTATGGTGGGCATACTATATGCGATATACTAGAGGAAGAAGATAAGTACTCTGTATATATAAGAAAGTCAAAGGTTGTTATACCTTGGAAAGACTTTAACAAGAATATGGCTATATCTGTTGAATATGACCTTAATTACTAATGAAACCTTTATACGATTATATAATAAAACCTTTAGGCAAAAGATATAATAACTCTATAGAAGTAGCTGATGGCAAGAGCTTAATAGTTAATACTGAAATATTTAATCATGGATATATTAACCGTAAAGCTGTTGTTATCTCTACTCCTATTGATAATGTACACAACTTGCAAGAAGGTCAAGAAATAATAGTGCACCACAACATATTTAGGCGTTGGCACAATGTAAAGGGTATTGAAAAAAATAGTAGAGGATTTTTAAAAGAAGATGAGTATTTAGCAAGCCCTGACCAAATATACATGTACAAAGATTTGAGTTGGGAGTGCGCAAGCGGTTATACATTTGTAAAACCACTTAAGAGTATAGATAAATATTCTATACAAGAAGAAAGACCATTAATTGGTATAGTTAAATACTCTGACGGAACTTTCTTACCTACACAGCTAGTTGGCTTTAGGCCTAGTAGTGAATTTGAGTTTATCATTGATGGCGAAAGACTCTATAGGGTTTTAAACGATTTTATTACAATTGAATATGAATACAAAGGAAACGAAGAAGAATATAATCCAAGCTGGGCGGAGAGCAGTAGAAGAGTTAATTAAGGTTGCAAAAGAACCTATTGTAGATTCTGACGATGATATATCTGCTGATAGATTAAAGAACGCAGCAGCTACAAAAAAGTTAGCTATATTCGATGCTTTTGAAATTCTTAATAGGATAGAAGAAGAAGAAAGAATACTAAAAGATTTAGATAAACCAAAAGAAAGCAAACCTAAGTTTCAAGGTTTTGCTGAAGGAAGGAGCAAGTAATGTACGAGCAGTCATTATACAAAGTAATAGAACCTATAAAATTAACCACAATCCATAGACTTAACAAAGGTAAGAAGTGGAAGTACGGTTATGATAAAGATAGTGATATAGTAGTTATATCTAAGTCTGGCCAAATAGGTGAGATACTAGAGATACAAGGTTTAAAGATAGCTCTACCTAAAGTACCTAAAGATGTTTTCAGTTGTTCTAAAAATACTAAAGAACAAAGATGGCGTAAGTTTAAAACGCCTGAAGTTTTTAAAAAAATAAAAACTAGGTTTGACTGGGAAGATTATCCTAAAGAATTTAAAGAGCAACACTACAGTTATATAGACCAAGAGTTTGATAGAAGAGAAAACGGTTTTTGGTTTATGAATAACGGCAAGCCAACTTACATACCTGGTAGTTACTATATGTATCTACAATGGAGTAAAATAGATGTTGGCGCACCCGATTTTAGAGAAGCAAACAGGTTGTTTTTCATATTCTGGGAAGCCTGTAAAGCAGATCAAAGATGTTACGGAATGTGCTATTTAAAGAACAGACGTTCTGGTTTTTCGTTTATGAGTTCAGCTGAGACTGTTAATTTAGCTACGCTAGCGAGTGATAGTAGATTTGGAGTGCTATCTAAAAGTGGTGCTGATGCAAAAAAGATGTTTACAGATAAGATAGTACCTATAAGTATTAATTATCCTTTCTTCTTTAAACCTATACAAGACGGTATGGATCGTCCAAAGTCAGAGTTAGCTTATCGTATACCAGCTAAAAAGTTTACACGACGCAAGATGCGAGAAAACGAAGCTGAAGATGATATGCAAGGTTTAGATACTACTATTGACTGGAAAAATACAGGTGATAATAGTTATGATGGTGAAAAGCTTTCTTTACTAGTTCACGATGAAAGTGGTAAGTGGGAAAGGCCAGATAATATACTAAACAACTGGAGAGTAACTAAAACATGTTTAAGACTAGGTGGTAGAATAGTAGGTAAGTGTATGATGGGTTCAACATCAAATGCTTTAGATAAAGGTGGTGATAATTTTAAGAAGCTGTACAATGACTCAGATGTCACAAAAAGAAATAGAAATGGTCAAACTAAATCTGGTTTATACTCTTTGTTTATCCCAATGGAATGGAACTATGAAGGATTTATTGACGAGTTCGGACTTCCAGTATTTGATACGCCTAGTAGCAGAAGAAGAGGCCCACATGGCGAACTAATAGACATAGGCGTAGTAGATTATTGGGAAAATGAAGTTGAAGGTCTTAAAGACGATCAAGATGCTTTAAACGAATTTTATAGACAATTTCCTAGATCAGAAGAGCACGCGTTTAGAGATGAAACTAAAAACTCTTTATTTAATCTTATAAAGATATACGAACAGATTGACTACAATGAAGGTAATAGAAACTCGTCTGTTTTAAACACTGGAAACTTTCAGTGGGCTAACGGAGTTAAAGATACTAGAGTTATATTTAATCCAGATCCAAACGGCAGATTTAAATTAAGTTGGGTACCTAACAGTAAACTACAAAACAACGTTATATTAAAGAACGGTATTAAATACCCTGGCAACGAGCATATGGGCGCTTTCGGCTGTGATAGCTATGACATATCAGGAACTGTAGATGGTAAAGGATCTAAAGGAGCTTTGCATGGTTTAACTAAGTTTAGCATGGAAGACGCTCCAGCTAACACTTTCTTTTTAGAGTATTTAGCTAGACCTCAGACAGCAGAGGTGTTTTTTGAAGATGTACTTATGGCTTTAGTATTCTACGGTATGCCGATACTAGCAGAGAACAACAAGCCTAGATTACTCTACTATCTTAGACGTAGAGGTTACAGAGGTTTTAGCATGAACAGGCCTGATAAGATATGGAACAAACTTTCGACTGCTGAAAAAGAAGTTGGTGGTATACCAAATTCTAGTGAAGATATAAAACAAGCTCACGCAGCTGCAATTGAAATGTATATTAATGATCATGTAGGTTTACTTCAAGATGGTACGTATGGTGCTATGTATTTTAACGAGACGTTAAATGATTGGAGTAAGTTTGATATAAATAAAAGAACTAAGCATGATGCTTCTATAAGTTCAGGACTAGCAGTCATGGCTTGTAATAGACATCTTTATAA